ATCAATCTCTGGTTGCTCAGGATATGCAACAACTAAAGTCTGAAGCATATCTAACCTTTGTTGAGTAGTTTCAAAACCGAAATTAAAACTTCTAGGATTTTTGTTATACAGCGCATATTCTGTATATAAAAATATAGCTGTGTTGAGAACAACGTCCACCTCCAAATCTGATAGATTGGGGCGAACATTGTTCCCTAACATGTCCCATTTTCTTTTAATTTCGCTATGTAACTGCTCGATAATCATAAGTCAGCTTGTGTAGTAATTCCTGTTCGTACAAGTTCTTCTTCAAGTTCTTTGTACCAATTATATTCATCAACGTCAGGATTATAATTAATATATTCCTGATGGAACATATTGTGAATCTTATCAAGATCTCGTCCTAACCTATATACATTCTCATGGTCTTTCTTAGAAAGCCACAAATACTCAGCATTTGAGTTTACAATAATCCTGTAATTCAAAGCTTGCTTAAACATGTACTTGATGTATAATTTGATTTTACCATCTTTTCCTGCTTTTACAAGATCATACAGTTCATTGAACTTCTTATGCCTTTCTTCTTGAGTTCCTCCGTTTCTAATAGACTTTTGAATAAATACAAATTCTTCAAGTTCATTATCCACTTTGGTTTCAATAATCTGCTTGTCTTTCACTACATTAAGAATACTGGCTACTTGGAACCTTGTAAACTTATCATAGTTAGTAGTCAAGTCTTTAGTATTTGCCATTGTCTCCATGATCTTAGAGCGTTCTGACTTCTTCCTTGCTGTTGCTTCATCATCTGATGCTAAGTAAAACTCATGTTTAGTTACATTAGCTTCTTCTCGTGACTTAGCAACTTTTGGATGGTTTTCCAACAAGAGAATAGCCAATCGCCCTCTTGATGTATTCCCATTAAAAACTGCCATGTTATCATCTAGATACAAAGCAAAATCCTCAAGGACAGTAGGAGCTTTTCCATTATTGTATTTTGCATCCGCAGGTCTTAAATTCTTTACAGAAGTATAAGAGTTCTTTGGTTGATCATCAATAATTTCATACAATGTTTGAAGAGGAAGAGTTTTCCTATCCCTTACTTCTTCATTGTAAATGCTCGCCCAATACTGTCTTGGACGAATGTCATTGGCAATCTGATCAAGCTCTAAGCCATAAAAAGGATTGTCAACAACTTCGTCCAAGCCAGTCTTCAATTTAAATCCGTCAGGAGATGTAAACTTTACTCTAACCTTTGCATTTCGTGCTCTGGTTCTATTAGCGGAGATTCTTTCTCCTGTTGACAGATTAATATCATAATCACTTCGACCCTGCACACTCTTTCGTGGAACAGGAATAACAAATACTTTTTTATTTAATATTTCCGTTAACATGGACTTATATTTAAATTAAATAATTACACTACCCATTCCATACGACCAATTGCTTTTGTATCCCAAACAGCAAGAGAACCACACATAGTACGATAAATACCAGTCTTCTTGTTGTTAGAATAAGCATTACCACCATCTGTGATGGGGCCCCTGCGAATGTCATATACATTAGAAACATGGTAGTATTCATCTACCATATCCTGACATACCATAGTAATGTTTTCACCAGTTGAGCCTTGTGCAGCACTTTCAGTTTTACCAAACTCAAGAATGTCACATGAGAATGATTCAAGAGGTAAGTAAGAACCTGGGGCTGTTTCCCTGTAAATTTGTGGATCATCCTTTAATGGATCATACATTACAGTTACAACAATACCCATTGGCAACTTAATCTTGGTAAACTGAGCACCATATTCAAGCTCGTTAGGGTGAACTCCAATAGGTTCTTTGTTCTCACGAATAAAGAGACCTGGCTCTACAGTTTGGAAAGTAGATGCTTCAGCAGCAATCAGGTTTGACAGATAGCTGATAAAACCAGTACCACCAATCATGTAAGGCTTACGGTTCATAAATCCACGGCGAGTTACAAAAATCTGATGTAAGAAATCATACAACTCGTTAAGTGTCCATGAACCATCGTGTGGGAAATACTGACCATCACGAACAATCTGTCTCCAACCTGGAGCAGTTTTAATTGGATGTCCTGTGTTAGGCTCAGTAGAAATTTCAAGATTACCAAACTCCATCATGAATTCACGATCCATCTCAGAGCGATCTAACAAACGAGCTTCTGCCTTAGAAATAAAGAATCCTGCAGGAATAGTCTCGTTAGTTCCTTTCTTGGTAATATTTGATTGATAAATGTAACCAGAATGGAAACCTCCATCCTTGTAAGTAGCACCTCCCATCTTGTATGGGGCATTATTGTTTTGTCCCTTACGGGCAGCAGAAATTTCCATACGAACAAACTTGTCAGAAAATTCTACTTTGTTGGCAGACTGACCAACTACACCACGCAGTTTAGCCATCTTACCATACTCATCTCCAGCGTAGAATGGGTTATCTTCGTCACCCACCTGAGAAGAAACACGAATGAGAGTAGCTCCTTCATCAATTAAAGCTGAGTCAATGTAAGCATTAGGGTCTGAAGTCTGCAACTTACAAGTAATTACATACTGATAAGGCCCCATAGATTCAGGTGTACCAACAGATACAACCTTAATTAAAGGTGCATTGTCATCCTCAGTCTTTAAGACCATTGGATTTTCAACGTGTGGATGATTCAATACAATACGGAAAGTTTCTTGTCCACCCTTGCCAATTTGAGTGCCAGGTGATTCAAGCATACCTGTGACACGATACTCAATGAGTGCATCACCTACAACTTCCCACTCGTACTCATCCTTACCACCGGGAATTGTGTAATAGTTTCCTTTGGCCATTGTATGCCAAGTCCACTTTTTATTCACCATTTCACCCATGAACTCAGAAGAGAAAAGACGAGCAGTTTTCACTCCAAATTGGAATGGCTTCTCGTCACGAAACATGGCTGCATGTGAATATGAGTCAAAGAAAGTGCCACCAAACTGTTGATATTCGGCAACACTAAGTGCTGTTCTCCTATTCATAATAAATTCGAGTTTAATTAAAAAAATTAAAAAAGTTATAAAAAATTAGTCTGCAAATTCAATATCATTCAAAGATTTAATTCTGGTGTTAAAACCTCTATCTGACCCAGAAAGATTCCCATTACCTCTAAAATAATTCATTAGATTCTGTTTTGTTTCTTTTACACCATCTGAAAATGAGGCTTTTTTATAATTATCTAATTCAAATACACCATTCTCAGGATTAAAATAAGACATGAAATCTAACAACTGGACTAAGCCTCTTGGATGATTATAAATGTTTTCAATTTTATCTTTAAAACCACCCTGAGCTAATTCATTATAAATAGTTTGCTTTCTAGTGTTTTTCCAATTTGTAGATTCAATAGCTTGAATAAAATTATCTTGAAACCTTTCTAAGTTTTCACGTTCTTGTTCTTGTTCATACTTAGCTGTTTCAATTTCATTGTTTAATGATTTTAATTTACCTTCATTATCTTTTTTAAATGCAACTAAGGCTTTTCTTTTAAGTGTTCCTTTATCTCTATATAATTCAAGAATGTCTTCAATAGTTTCTTCATCATCTCCTTGTTCACTTAAATGCTGCATTAGATATTGCTCAGCAACATCCTCATTATCAAAGCTATCTTCTGTTAATTCAGTATTGATTACTTCTGCTTGGTCAATAAGACGTTTTAAATCTTCGGGTTGCAGGTTGTTACCTTTAGTAACTACATACTCTAAAATTTTAGAAGTTACTGGATTAGGTGATTCTACAATAGCTTTAATTATTGATTCTTGAGTCATTTGAGTTTTTTGATTATTCTCTTCCTCAAGTATCTCAGCTAAGCTATCATAGCTACCATCAAAATCTTCATAGTCTGCAGAAATAAAACCTTTATCTCTGTAAAACTGATACAATCCTGTAGCTTCTCCTTCTGGAGCAGTATATGAATCCGATTGATCAAAATCATCATCATTATCTACATCAGTACTTACATCATTATTTGATGTGTCATTAGAATTGTCTGGCGTAGAACTCTCTTTTGAATTAAAATTGTCTTCCGAAGGTGGAGCTTCTACTGTGATTTCCTCATCTGTAAAATCGAAATCTGGCAAAATATTATCGTCCATAACAATAAATTAAATTAATTAATTAACTTTTTCTTTCAGGTGGTTTATTAAGTTGTGCAGATTTTATATTAGTTTCTCTTTCTTTTCTTGTTTGTTCTCTTTGAGCAAGATCCATTTTTTGAACTTCTTTAGCCATTTCTATTGATTGTGGTATTTCATCTCTATCACCTTCACTATTATTAGATGAAGCATCAATCATATACTTTTGAAGATCCATTGCTTTAATTTCTTTATCAATTTCTCCTTTAACCATAATCTTATTAATCTCAACTTGTTCTTTCTTTTGCTCAGCTTGCATCATTGCTTGTTGCTGTTGTTGTTGCATTTGCTGCATTCTTTGCTCTTGTTCAGCAGCAGCCATAGAAAGCTTTTTATGAATCTTTTCAGGAGAATCTTTTTTAACTATAGACAAGAACAAATTAGAAAGAGTTTCCATTCCTTGACCTGCATTTTGAGCAAATGCATGAGCAGATTGTAACATATATTTTCTGTACTCTTCGTTGTTTGTTTCATCTCCTACATAAACACCTATGTCTTCATAGTCTAACACATCAGGTGTAATCTTCAATACTTTTTGAAGACCATCAGAAGATATATAGTTTAAAAAATGTTCTTTTCTATTAGGATGTTTTCTAAAGAAATCCACATAATACATTCTAAACTGACGTAAATATTCATTTACTAAATCAGCCATAATTTTATTAAACTCAATAAAATAACTTTCAGACATGGTATAACCTTGCTGAATAGCCATTTGATTATCAGACGCATTACTATTTGGAGCAATAACTCCTTCTGCTTGTGGTGGTACAAGCATTTGCATTCCAATCTCTCTATCTAATAATTCAAGAAACTGTTGCATTTGTATAATCTCACCAAATGCACCTGCCATTTCAGGTCTGACAACAGCACCAGTATTATAATTAGGCATAAGACCTTCAGTCCTTGATTGAAGTGCATAACCAAGACTTCTTCTCAAGTACATGAACATGGCAATCTTATCAATACCTTCATACAGAGGTTCACCATTTTCATCAGTATGCAAATACTCAGGAATCATATCAACTGATATGTTTTTAATAAATCCTTCGTATTTGGTAATTTCTTTTGTTTGAAGAGCTTTTACAGCATAATATTGAAACTGCGTATTCATCGCTCTTTCTACTAATGAAATTGGTTGTGAGTTAAGATTAGAAATAAATCTACCATTGATACCTAATGTAAAATCACCAAATGGATCTCCTGTAAATAATGGCTGATAGGGACATTCTCTGAAATTCCAAATTAATTTACTACCATATCTTGTGACTTCATATCTACGAGGAACCCATAATTTTTCAGCAAAACAAGGATCTCCATAATCATCTATAAACTCATATTGAGTTGACTTTTGACCATAGTCATTTGTAATTTTAGTTTTAGCTGCATCTTTAGGGGGTTTAAAATTAGGAGGTGCTATCTCAGTAACTTCTTCTCCATATTCATTTGTTCTTGTAATGAACCAAACTTGACGATATGCTTTAAATTGCAAGTATGTTTTCCAAGTAAGTGTTTCACTATTAAACCTGCGATTTGTCATAGAACCCATACCATGTCCTACTTCTCTGTCATCTGCATAATGCATTGTAGCTGATGCTAATAACTCAGATCTTTCAGCTCTTGCATCAGGCCCAGGCTCATGGTGTTTATTTGCTCTGTTGTTAGATGAACCAGTAAAAGTAACGAGTTGCTCTATTTCTTCAGGACTTACTTCATTTCCTATTTCATTATAGACATCTGCTAATGTAATAGGTACTTTAATCCAAAAATAGTCTGCATTTTTTATATCAAATGTGTCTGGAGATTTATGAAATCCTACATGTAAGTTGTTAGTAACAATAGGTTTTGGCTGACCATTCATTTCTAAAATACCTGTAAATGTTCCATCTGTAGCCATTAAATGCTTAAATGCGACATCTTTAAGTTTTCTCCAATCAAATTTCCATTTAAAATATTGAATTACATCATTATAGAATTGCTCAGCTTCACTTTTATAATGAGTTCCTACAATTTGTTCAGGCGGAGGATAGTTTCTTTTTTCTTCAAGAGCTTTATTAATTTCATCATCTGGAAGACCTTGTTGTTTAAGTTGTTCTTTTTCAAGACCTAATTGAATACTTTCATCAACACTTTTAGTTAGTAAATTATAAAGCTCCTCATCTTTCTTTTTATTTTCCCTGTCTGATAAAATCATTGCCTCAATATTATCTCCGCGTTTATGCATCTCTCCAACTTGATACATATACTTAGAGTATATTCTATTATAAGGCAACAAGTTTTCTGGTTCTTCATCGGGAAGTTGCATGTGGATAGGAACTTGAGAACAAAATTCCTCCATATGCTCTTTAAATCTTGTTAAATCATTATTGAGAATATCATAACACCGTTTCATACGCTCATACTGATAAGACACAGTTTGATCGTATGGAATAATGTCATTAATTATTTCCTCATACCATTCCTCATTTTTTTGAGAATCAGGTATTCTAAGTCTTATATCTGCTCGCATATTTACGTTGTTTTACGGATCGTGCAATGGAAATATAATTATGACTTCTCATTCTAGACATTCTAACTTCTTGTTCTCCAAGAGCTAATGGTATTCCTAAACAAGCAGATACAGCATCAGCATTTACTTTGTCATTGTATTGCTTAATCTGCTTAATCAAAAATAAACATGGAATTCTTTCAATGTTCATTTTGATTTCTGTCTCACCATCTATTGTCAATTCAGTTTCTTCTTTTAACCAGTCTGCGAATTGATCAATAAGTGTGACTTTAGAAGCACCACTAACAATGTATCCAGTTTGAGTTGCCTTTTTTTCAAACATCCATGATCCTTGGCTATATTGGGGTCTTCTACATAGAAGATCTATCTTTCTTTTCTTTATAAAATATTGTCTTATTCTTTCACCACGGTTTGCTTCATACCATAGTCCTCCAATAGGATTACCATACAAAGCCAAACCTAATTCTACAATTTCATTATATTTATCTAAACCCTCTAAAGGTTTACCAACAAATCCTGCACAAATACAATTCCCTGGCAAACCATGACTAATGTATTTAGGGTTTACAATAAAATATGTAACCCCTAGTGATCCTCCTTCATTCCATGAATCAGATACATATGGATCATGTACAGCAAATACTGCATCTTCAGGAATGACTCCATTTATCTTTAATTTTTCAGGTGATATATACATAACAAATTCACCTGATAAATCTTTCTTGTCTACTGATATAGGCCATTCATAAAATGGATCTGGATTAGCTACAATATCATAGTTTACACCATTTGGAGAGTTACTATCTCTATACAAAGAAATAGAAGTACCAACCTTTTTATACAATTCTCCTTTAATAAGTTGCCTTTCTCTAATCTCAGCTTCTTTTGTAGGTAATATATCACCATGCGCCTGTACCCACATATCATCAATATAAAAAGGCGCACCCATTCTGTGGTTTCTAAATACAGAAGGGTCTGATGATTTCTTCTTTTCTTCACGAATAGATAAATGCTTTTCCTTAGCTTCATCTAAATTAGTATTACCATCTTCGTCTTTAAACCCAGGATCTACCATATAACATGGTAAAAAGAATCCATAAGAAGCTTCTGAATCATAATCAGAGTAAGTAAACTCAATACAATTAAAATCTTTAGGTTGAGTAAATACTTTCTTTGCTGGAATAATAGTTTCCATATCACCAGAAGTACCAATACCTGCCTGACCTGCTAACTTTCTTGATGCACTATCAGAAATCATATGCTCGTTAGAACCCCATGAATCAAGCAGTTCTGTATTCAATCCAATCTCTTCATTAATAATATATGTACGTCTACCACCAGCAGATTTTTGAGATGC